GATCAATGCAACTATACTAAAGTAATTCAAGCTAGGATTAAACAGTTAAAAGATTCTAATAAAGAGAGTGCCTAGCCATCAGCACCACCTGATTATATTGCAAAATTGCATGCAAGACACTCTCTCATCATTATTAACTAAATACAATACAAATCTAATAAATTAAGAAGATGCCAACAACTAAAACATTTAAAAGGAAAAACATTCCTTGTCAAAAAATAGAAGAGGCAAAAGAATGGATAACAAGTAATCCTAATTTAGCAAGAAGAAAACCAGAAGAAAATGATTGGTATGAAATTGAAGTTTTTAGTTTTTTAAACCATAAAGAAGTAGCAGATGACTTAAATAAAGCATTAAAGGAATCAGGCTTTCTTGAAAAGTATCCATTATTTGGAATTAAAATAGAACCAATGTAAATACAATACAAATTTGATAAATTATGCAAGATATTGATGTGCTAGAGGTATATAGATTTTACCTCATAGTATTAGGTATAGCTGTTTTTATAACAGCTGCAATACTATGGGCATTTGTAAAAATTTATGCAAATAAAGAGGACAAGGAGGAATAGAACATGTTTGGAGGATTTATGATATTCTTTATGCTAGTTATACTCTTTGCTGCATTATCTATGCTAGATGATTTAAACAAAAAAGATAAGAAGAATAATAATGACACTAAATAAAAACGTAGCAAAAGGAATCAAGACAAGACAGGAAAATGAATTGCTTGAGAACAATAAACTAATAGCAGAATTTATGGGACTAATTATCAGAGATGACGAAGGAAATCTACCTGTAAGCAGTCAACAACATGAGCTATTCATAAAAGAAGAATGGGATAAACTAGATGTATGTAGCCCTTATAGTCCTAATGGAGTAGATTACCACACCTCATGGGATTGGCTGATGCCAGTATCTCAAAAGATAGATAAATATTTAGAGGACAATATAGGTAAGATAGGATACTTTGATGATTGTTTACTATCTAATGATATAGACGTAAGATACCAAGCAGTAGTAGAATTTATTAAAGAATATAACAAAAAGAAGGAGGACTAATTATGACAACAGATGAAAGAAACATATTAATAGCTGAGTTTAAAGGCTGGAAATACAATGAAGAAACTGAGAGACTTACAAAAGGATCATTAGCTTTCCGTTTAGGGTCATTTGAATATGACAAAAGTTGGGATATGTTAATAGGAATCATAAAACTTATAACTACAAGGTTTGATGATATGATGAAAGATCCAAACAAAGGTATATATGAATACTTTGATGATAATCAAATTGATTTGTTAGAAGAAGAGTATTATTGTATATCTGATGATATAGGCACTGCAGTTATGACAAATGATATTGAATTTGCTCATAAGATTGTAGCTGAATATATTGAGAAGTTTAACAATGCGTATGAGGATGCTAAACAGCAACATGCTGCTGAAAAGTATGAAGGGAGTGATTATGACCAGGGGTAGTGCATATTGTTTTCATGTTATAGATAATATTATGCAGATAGCTTTCACAGATGAGTGGAATGGAGGAATGGCTCCAGATGATTTAGGTGAAGAACTAGTTAATAAAATGAAAAGGTCAAGGGATGTGACAGAGTTTATGTTTGCTTGTTATGAGTTTAATAAAGAAAACCATAACTATACAGACTTTAAATGTCACACTCTACCTCTTCATAGATATCTAGAAAATAATGATGAGATACTATGTGACCCTCTAGGTGGTAATATACCCTATGAGATAAATATGGCTGATGATTATTATAGATATTGGTTTAGTGATTACACCTACTTTGTAAACCTTTCAGATAAGCCAATAAGATTCTCAAGAGATACAACAGAACAAACACTCTTACTAATGGATAATCAAACAACAGTATTAACCTTTGGTAAACCTATGCAAGTAGCACCTAGAAATTTTGTAATAGAAAACTTTTAATTTCTGTTACTATGTGGCTTTGTTACTATCATCAAAGCATCACCTACTCAACAACATTACAACTATAGCAACTCCAGCTCCAATCAAACCAGCTCTCGTTAACCACTCTCTCCTCTTAATCTTCTTTTCATTCTTTCTTAGAGAATCAATTTCAATATTCAATCCAATTATTATTTGCTCTTTGGTAGTTATAACATTTTTAGACAGATCAATAATGGAATCCTTGGCAGATAACATTTCATCCATAGCTTCTATTTGATGTCTATTAGCATCAAGCCTTCTTTTAACTAAGTTTAAAAGAGTATCACACTCCTTAGCTCTAACAACCCTGGTAGCAATCTTTTGCATCTCCTCGTTGTTATAGCAGGTTACTGTATCACCAGTTTGAGCGTATGATGCTGTCAAGTTTTGCATTAGTAGAATTATTAATATCCCTATATATTTCATGATAATGATGTATAATTTCAGGTTCAAGTGATTCTAAGCTGTCATTTAAGCGTCCAAGAGAGTCTATAGATTTTGATAGTCTTATTGTTTCACGTTGCCAAAAGTCAATCTGTTGATTTTTGTCTTCTATATCTTTCCTTAATTGTGAATCATCAAAGCTATCAACAATAGAAACGGGTTTCCATAAAAGGATTCCCGTTTCTATAATTATAACTAAACAAAGTAAGGCTATTATTAAATATGCCTTGCTCATCTAAGATGCTTCTTTCTTGGGCGTTAATCCAATCAAGGAGTCTTTAGATCTTAAAAATATTAGTGCTAATGCTCCAAGCTCAGCAGCTTCCATTGAAGTGTGATCTTTTGACATGTACAAATAAACTGCACCAGCCATTAGCAATACACCAATAATTGTGGTTATTAAACCATCTGTAAATAATCGTTTCATAGTGATTTATTTCTTATAATATACATAAATTAAAGCTATTACCAAAATCAACAAGCCTATGCCAAACAAGAAATTATTAAAGCAAATGGAGATTTTCAATAAGATATCTTCACATGAATTAAGTCCTGATGAGTATTATTTACTCTGTTGTATTAAAGAGTCTACAACACCATTGTATATCAATCTCAACCTAAATATGAGGACGTTAAAGATAAAAGGTTTTCTAAATGAAGACAATGAAATATCATCAGATGGAGCGTTGCTTATCCAATCTGTTGAAAGGCTCTTTACAGTACAGAAAAAGAAAACATCCCTGCAGATACTAGGAGATGATTACAAAGAAAAAATTAAAGCATACAGGGAGTTATTCCCTAATAAAAAGTTACCCAGTGGTAAAGCAGCTAGATCTAACCCATCCAATTGTGAAAATGCATTTAGATGGTTCTTTCTAAATAATGACTATAACTGGGAAACTATTCTTCAAGCCACAGCTAATTATGTCTGGGAGTTTGAACAGAATAATTATAAGTACATGAGAACAGCTCAGTATTTCATAAGAAAACAAGAAGCAGATAGAACTTTTAGCTCAGACCTAGCTGATTATTGTGATGCGTTAATCACAGGGACTGATCTTCAAGATGATGCTAAATTTAAAAGCAAAGTAGTATGACAAAAGCTCAAAAAATAGCAGACCTATCTATAAGACTTATATCACATGCAGCCATAATATTTTTGACTTACTTGACAATAGACATTTTTATCCTAGAAATGAGCTTTGGGAGGTTCATTTTAATGATAATTATTTATCATTTGTTCAGTAAATTTCATATATTTATACTAGATAAAGCAGAGATAGAAAGAGAGAGTTCAAACCTTAATAATAATTCACATGTGGAAGAGTCAGAAAGAGAGCTACCAAGAAGCTCTTAAGTATCTTGCTGACCGCAAGAATGGCAACATTACTAGCTTTAAAACACCATGGCCAAAGGTAAATGATGCAGGTGTTGGTGGTTGGGAATGGCACAATATGATTGTTATAGGAGGTAGACCAGGCACAGGTAAAACTCTAGTAAAAGACCAGATTGTAAGAGAAGCTTTCAAACTAAATCCTAATACTGATATGAGGATATTAGAGTTTCAGTTTGAGATGCTTTCTCGTGCATCTGCAGTTAGAGAGTTTTCAAGTGTAATTAATCAATCATATAAGCATATATGTAGTGCAGATAAAGACCATAAATTAACAGATGCAGAGCTTAAAAAGTGTTTTGAATACGCAAAAAAACAAGTAAAGAACCCTGTTGATATAGTAGAAAAGCCTACAAGTGTAAACGAGTTCTATAATTGTGTAAGTGATTATATGAAAGAGCACTCAGAGATGAGAGATGGAGATAGAGTAGAGTATAAAAAGACTTTAATCACATTAGATCATAGTTATTTGTTAAAGAAAGCAAAGAATGAGTCCACTAAAACAGACATGTTATATAATCTAGGGGAGGCAGCTACAGAACTGAAGAGGAAATTTCCTTGTCTTTTTCTTTTTTTATCGCAACTCAAGAGAGACACAGATAGACCTGAGAGAAATGAAGATGGTAAGTATGGGAATTACATATTAGAATCAGATATTCTAGGTGGAGATGCTTTAGTTCAGCATGCAGATATGGTTATTGGTATGAATAGACCTGCCCAAAGGTATATAAAATACTATGGTCCAGATAGATATATAATTGCAGATGATTCAGTTTTAGCGTGGCACTTTCTTAAAGTTAGAAATGGAGATCCTAGAATGAGTTTTTTCAAAGCAGTATATGATCAAATGAAAGTTGTTGACATGGCTACACCAGGATGTCAACAGAAAAAAGTACAAACATTTTAAATGAATAAATATGTCAGAAGTAAAACTTAGCAGAAAAGAAAAAGTAGCAGAGCTAAAGAAGCATCATATGAAAACGTTTGATGCTAACAACCTTGACTATGATTCAGTTAAATACATACCTAAGATGGCTTATGTTCCAAGAGGAGGAGATGAAAGAGTTCTTGCCTTCTTTAAGAATGAGCTTGCAGGTGGCAAGGACATCTATACAGAATTTGTAAGTAGAGATGTTGAGTCTGAAGATCCAGACAGAGTATTGTATTTATGGAAATGGAACCCACACTTTGAAGATGAATATCATATTCAAGAGTCAGAGGGTATGATATCAGAAAGATATTGGATTCCAGTTGCTGAACTGATTCCTATAGAAAAGGTTGATGTAATTCAAAAGAAAAGTAAAATAAGAACAAGTAGTCAAACAGCACTCTTTGAAGAAATTAAAGATGATGAACCAATCAGTGAGTTAACTATACGTGACAAAGCTGCTATTGAATGGAGGCTACCTGTAAGTAATAAAGAATGGTTAAACAACTTAATAAAAGAAAAATTCAATGAGTGATACAGAAATTAAATTACCTACAAAGAAAGTAAAAGCTAAGACTCTAAGTCCCAAGAATCTTATTATTTTTTCAAAGCCAAAAGTTGGTAAGTCAGCTTTGCTTGCAGGCTTAGATAACTGTTTACTTATAGATACTGAAGATGGATCTGATTACTTAGATGCATTAAAGATAAAAGCAAACAGCTGGGAAGACATACAAAAAATTGGAAAAGCTATAAGAGAATCTGATCATAAATATGATTATATTGCTCTTGATACAATAACAGCACTAGAATCTATGTGTATGCCATATGCTGAGGTTCTATATGCAAGACAACCAATTGGAAAGAATTGGTTCAAGAAAGACAAGGATGGGAATCTAGATGTAATGAGTGGTAAGAACATGTACGGGAGTATAATCAATCTACCAAATGGCCAGGGTTATGGTTACTTAAGACAGGCTTTCTTTAAAATCATTGACTACGTTAAAACATTAAGTCCAAGAATAATACTTGTTGGACACGTTAAAGACATTGTCTTAGACAAGAATGGAAATGATGTAAATTCAATGGAATTAGATTTGACTGGTAAAATAAAAAGAATTATTTCTTCACAATCAGATGCAATTGGTTATCTTTATAGAAAAGGCAATCAAAATATTCTTAGTTTCAAAACAGATGATACAGTCACCTGTGGTGCTAGATCTCAACACCTAAGAAATAAGGAAATAGTTATCTCTGAAATGGATGAGAAGGGTAATTTGTCAACTTACTGGGACAAAGTTTATATTGATTAATACTAATATTTAATTAACAAAATCATGGGATTAAGTACAAAAGATGTAAAAACAGGAGGAGATTCAGACTTCGTAAACAAAACAATTCAACCAGGAAATATGGAAGCAAAGCTCAATAGTATTGAGTTACACCAGCCTTCTTTTCTTGAAGCTGATAATGGTTACTATTTGATATTGAATCTTGAAACAAAGAAACCAAGTGATAATTTTGAGGGTTTTCTACTAGATAGAGATAACCCAGAAGGAGGTAGATATGAAGGTCAAGTTGGTAGAGTAAAAGCTAGCAAGTGGCCATATAGAGATGCAACAACTAAGTCAGGTATTGAGATCAGCAGAGATAATGAAATCATGAAAGTGATGAAGAATCTATGTGAGAACTTAAAGCTTACAGCTTGGTGGAAGAAAGTTGATCAGAAGTATGATACAATTGAGGACTTTATAGAGGGTTTCAACAATAATGCTCCATATAAAGATAAGTACATGCACTTTTGTGTATGTGGTAAGGAGTATTATAATAAGTCTAATTACATAGCTTATGATTTACATCTCCCAAAATACAGCAAAGAAGGTATTGGATTCAGTAAAGACTCTGATAAAGTGCTAGAGTTTGATGCTGATAAGCATATTGATCATGCACAAAAGCCAGCTGAGGTAGAAGGATTTGGTAAAACTAATGATGTACCTACTGAATTTGAATTATAAGATGAGTGTTTAATGTTTCAGCCAACGTTAAACTTAACCCAAAAAGGAGGTGTTATCTGATAGCATCTCCTTTTTTATGCTTTATACTATGATCAGAACAGTTACTATAGTATCAGAGCTATCTGAAGTTCCAATTGAATGGGTATTTGAACATTATCTAAACCTTCCTGAAAAGTTATCAGGACAAGATGTAAAAATCAAATCCGTGTTTGGAAATAAAGATAGAAATCCATCTTTATGCGTGTATTACTCAATGACCAAGAGAAAGTATATGTTTAAAGATTTTTCTGCAGATAAGGGTGGTGATCACGTAAACCTTGTAAAAGAGTTATTCAATTATCCAAAAGCAACTCAAGCTATAATGAAGATTATATCTGATTACAATCAATATACTCTAACTAATGGTACACATATCATTAAAGAGTTTAAAGTGCGTAACAAGTATAAAGTTTCAGAATACCAGCTTAGAAATTGGACAATATATGATCAGAAGTATTGGATGAATTATAGAATTGATTCAAAGACTCTTGAGAAATATAACGTGACTCCCTTAAAAGGCTATAAAATGTCTAATGATGATGGGACAATGTCAATAAATGGTTTGTATTTGTATGGTTACTTTACTAAAAAGGGCGTTCTATACAAGATATATCAACCAATGACTGAAAAAAGCAAGTTTATAAAAGTAAGCAGCTATATACACGGTCATGATCAACTGACCTTTGACAAGCCTTATTTGGTCATATGTAGTTCTCTAAAAGATGTAATGGCTTTTGATAAGCTAGGATTTAAAAATGCTGAAGCTATTGCACCTGAAAGTGAAAACACTCTGATACCAGAAAACATAATGGAAAAATACATAGACAGATATGATAAAGTCTGTACTCTATTTGATAATGATGTCCCTGGTATTAGATCTATGGAGAAATACAAAAATAAATATAGAATAAAATCAGTTCGCTTAAAGCTTGAGAAGGATTTATCTGACTCAATAGAAGCTCATGGGATAAACAATGTAAGAATACATTTATATCCTCTGCTAACAAAAGCTTTAACAGGAACAATAAAAAACATACCATGAGTTGGAGATATCACAATGGCAAAAAGCCTGTTGAGTTTACAGATAATATGATACCTGAAGGTGCATATGGTTTTATCTATCTAATGACTGTTGAAATAGATGGAGATGTAAAGTCTTACATAGGCAAAAAGAATTTCTATTCAAACCGTAAAAAGAAGTTTGGGAAGAAAGCTCTTGCAGCTATGACAGACATGCGTAAAAAGAAGTATGAGATAGTTAAAAAACTCTCATATCAGAACTATTATAGCAGCAATGAAGTGATAAAACAAGCTCATAAAGATGGTGTAAATGTAGATAGACATATACTTAAGATATGCTATAGCAAAGCTGAACTAACTTATGAAGAAGTTAAAGCTCAGTTTAAATATGAAGTGTTAGAGGATGATAAATATCTGAACTCTAACATATTAGGTAAATTTTATAAGAGATGTAAAGATGATGTACACAAGAAGTAAATTAGAAAAATTTTCAGGTCTCCTAAGCCTAGAAAATAAAAACATAAGGTTTGTATATATAACCTATGATGGCTCTGGAGATGATGGATCAATTGAAGGAATATATGCATTCAATTTAGAATCAGCTATGGAACATATGGGGTGGGATAATCTACCAGAGGATTATATACAAGAATTAGTTGAAAATTTTGATGGAATTTGGATTTTACCACGCACAATAACAGAAATTAAAGTTAATGAGGAAGATAGAAAGCTCCTTGAAGATTTTGGTTACAATGCTCTAAGTGGGATTGGTGATTGGTATAATAATGATGGTGGTTATGGATTCATGGTTATAGACTTGCTATCTACAGAGTACTATATAGATGCCAAGTTTAGGTATATGTCTGAAGAAACTGAATATAAATCTGGAGAACTATTTTAACTATGGCACATCCAATGGAACATGCAAAATCTTCAGTTAGAAAGTGGGGAGGAGTACCAGAAGATTATTTACAAATACATGAATGGTTTGATGAAACTAAGGCTTGGATAGGTCATAGTAAGCACAGACTATTCAGACATCACAGTGAAGGAATCTTTGAATGTGAAAAGACATTTGGTAAATCCTTTGTTAACTCAGATGACAAAATTGTATATACAAGATATGTTGGAGAGCAACATGTTAAAGAAGACTGTTATGGTCACATACCATCTGCTAAAGAGTGGATAGATAATTTAAACACTCCTAAAGAGTGGATGCTAAGAACACAAAAAATACAAGACTAATGGAAGTAATATTAACTAAAGATAAAATAGAAAGAGTTAGAAAGATGCTCAGTAGTGTTAATGAGGAAGACAGAGTAGTAGCCTTTGAAACAATGGAGCAGCTTAACTTTAAAGAAAACGTAGCTCATATATTGATTGCTATAAAAGAATCAAGGTATACAAATATTAATACTAAGTATTATACTGAACATTTTCCAAGCTTTGTAAAGCATGTAGGAGAAATTCATTCTAATGCTCTTACATATGAAAAGATCCTGGAGATAACACACAAAACCAATCCTGATAAAACAGACGTTGTAAAAGAATATATAGAAGAAAGAATTCTACATCATCTAGAAAACGTTCAAATAGATTTTATTGAGGATATAAAAATAACTTTAGATGGAAGATTTAGCAGATAAAATTTATTCAACAGCTGAGCTTAAAGATAGCTTAGCAAGAGTATGTAAAGATCTGATGTTTGATGAACCCTACTATGGTTTATTTCTACTTACAGTAAATAAATCATGGCAGGATAACATAGGAACAGCAGGAGTATGTCTAAATGGTATAAACTATGATTTAAGAATCAGTCCAAAGTTTTGGTCATCTTTGTCTAGTGATCATCAGAAAGGCTTGCTTAAACATGAGCTTCTTCATATTGCATTTTTTCATTTGACTGACTATAATCATTTAACTGATGCTAGAGTTAGAAACATTGCAATGGATATGGAGATTAATCAGTACATAAAACCTGAGTGGTTACCTGAAGGTGGAGTAGATATAGATTCTCCAGAGTTTGCAGCTATGAATCTGAAAAGAAAGGCTGGTACTCAGTATTATTATGATGAGCTCATGAAGCAGTGTAATACTAATTGTAATAACCCAAACCCAGTTGTAATCATTTGTGATGCAATGGATAATGGAGATCAAACATGCACTCTTCCTGATGGTACACAAATAATTGTACCAGATCATGATTGGCAAGACATGGAAAATGTAGATGAAGCTACTAAGAAAATGATACAAGCTCAGACAGGACATATTCTTAAAGAAATTGAAGAACAGGTCAAGAAGTCTAATCCAGGTAACATACCAGGAGAGCTAGCAGAAATACTTGAAAAGCTATCTATTATAATTCCTCCTAAGTTTGATTGGAAAGGTTATATGAGAAGATTTGTAGGGAAGTCTACTAAGATTTACACTAAGAAATCTAGAAGAAAGCTCAACAAAAGACTTCCAGATTTTCCAGGGTTAAAGATCAAAAAGCAAAAGCATGTACTTGCAGCAATAGATACATCAGGTTCTGTTAATAAAGATGAGCTTAAAGAATTCTTTAATGAATTATATCACATTAACAAGACAGGAACAGATGTAACAATAGTTGAATGTGATACTGCTATTTCGTATATTGGAGAGTTTGATCCCAACAAAGATTTGGAGATACATGGTAGAGGAGGTACATCCTTTCAGCCAGTAATAGATTACTATAACAAAAACCTAAATAAATATAGTTGCTTATTCTATTTCACAGATGGAGAAGCATCTACACCCCATGATGCAAAAGGTAATATTCTATGGGTATTATCTAGTGTTTCAAATATGAATGAAAATTTACCAGGAAGCGTAATTAAATTAGAACTATGAATCAAATTAATTTAGACTCAGCAGAGATGAAGGATTTTCTTCATCACATAATAACAAATAATAGATATATACAGAATACAGGAAAGGTTCCTGTATCAACAGAAATCATTGGAGATTCTGGTCTTGGTAAGACTAGTATAGCGTTGCAACTTGCTAAAGAGTATGACTTAAACTTTGTCAAGCTTAATTTAGCACAGATTGAAGAGCTAGGTGACCTAGTTGGTTTTCCAGTTAGACAGTTTCAATTGTCTAAAGGTGGAGAAACCAAAACTAAAATGGTAAAGGTTACTGATGCTGATGGAAAGGTATCTTTTCAGAAGAAAGAGGTTCCAGGTGGTAAGACAGTATGGGTAGATGAGAACGCAACTGATGAGTATGCTAAACAAGGATTCTCTTTCACTGGTAAGAAGAGAATGTCTTATTGTCCACCTGAATGGATTGCTGATAAAAAAGGTGGTGGTATTTTGATTCTAGATGACTGGAACAGAGCTGACATAAGATTTATTCAAGCTGTTATGGAATTAGTAGACAGACAGGAATATATCTCATGGAAGCTTCCTAAAGACTGGCACATAGTTTTAACAGCTAATCCAGACAATGGAGAATACTTAGTTAATACTATTGACGTAGCTCAGAGAACTAGATTTGTTAGCACAAGCTTAAAGTATTCTAGTGACAGATGGGCAGAGTGGGCAGAGAAAGAGAATGTAGATTCTAGATGTATAAACTTTATGCTAATGCATCCAGAGGTTGTATCAGAAAGAGTTAATCCAAGAAGTATAACTACATTCTTTAATTGCATCAGTTCATTTAAATCATTTGAAGACAATCTTCCAATGATACAAATGGTTGGTGAGGGTTCTGTGGGCCCAGAAGTAGCCACACTATTTACTCAGTTTATTAATAATAGACTAGATAAAATAGTAACACCAAAGCAGATATTGTTTGGAGATGATAACGTAACTGTTAAGACTTCAATATTATCAGCTACAGGTAGAGGACAAGACTTTCGTGCAGATATAGCTAGCGTTATAACTACAAGGGTAGTCAATTATATACTCAACTATGCAGAGAATAACACAGTAGCAGGAGATGTTATTAGCAGGTTGAATTTCTTAGTAAACGATGAGGATTTATTTACTGATGATCTTAAATACATTATTGTAAGAAGATTGATTAATGGAAATAAACTTAAGTTTCAAAAGATGTTGACTAATCCTAAAGTGCAGGAAATGACTTTAAAATAATCAATCAAACATTTTAGTAGGCCTTAATCACTAATTAACAGGGGACTGTATGGCGTGTCCCCTGATGTTTTATTAATAGAAAGAAGATGAAAAAATACACAATATTATATATTGATGATGCTGGAGAATTAAATATCAAATACAAAAAACTTTATAGCTCAACTCACTTTGAACAAAAGTCAAAACGTTTTCTACGTAAAGTAGATGATGAAAAGAAGTGGGATGGTGCTAATGAGCCTGTATTTATAGGCCCAAATTGTACATTATCTAGATTTAAAGTAAGAGAAAAAACATCTATAACTTACTCTTTTGAAAAGAGTCAAGCTGCATTCTTTGATTTAGGGGATATATATGGTTTTTCACCAAGCCAATTTGTAAACTCAAACTTTTATGTTAAAGAAGAATATACAAAGATGGGTGCTTCTGATAAATGGTTTACAGAACTTTTACTTCTTGCAAAATCAGATAAAGTTGAGGGTGTTACAGCCAATATCAATAAGATTCTGAACTTTAAAAAGTTAGCTCAATCTAATAATGAAGGTGTTGCAACTTGGTTACTAGAAAGAGAATCCACTAGTAGTATTATAAAACTGCTTTGTGATAACTTTAATTTAAATCTTACTCAGTTAGATCATCGTATAAGATATTCTTATGCTGAAGGATATTATGTGCCTAGTGAAAAGCTTGGTAGAGATATAATCGCAGCTGAAGATAATGATCCTATCTTTGATAAGATTTATGACATAGGTTGGTTAAGTACATTTATTCAAGGTGAAGCTATAGTTATAGATCAAAATAAGTATGAAGAGCTTAGTAAAATGTTAAACACTAGAGATGAATCAAATGTGACATTAGCTATGGAGATAATGGCTAATACTAAGTTTGAAGAAAGCTTTCATTATTTATTCATGCTATTTTATAATCATAGTAATGAAATAGAGTGTTCAAAAACAAGGAATCATGTAAACTTTAAATCATTAACTAAAAAGTTCAATAGTTTTGGCAGGAGCTGGGATCAGATATATTCTGCAGACAATTGGTCATCTGCTAACTTGCAGTATGTTACTGCAGCATTAATTAAAATGAATCAGTTTACAGAAGAAAAGATGAGCATGCTTATAGATCTACTTAAGCCTAAAATGTTTAGTGACAATGAGTATTATGATTTAGCTATAGAACCAAAGGAAGGAGCGTTTGATGATGGAGAATAATCAAAAACGTATATTAGATAAAGGTTTTTGTTTCAGTTATTCAAGTCTAAATAAGCTAGTTAATCATCCACAGCTTTTTTACAAAGAATATATCCTAAAGGAAAAGGAAATAAAAACAGAGAAATATTTGGTTGAAGGTGCAATAATACATAACTTGCTACTTGAACCTGATGCATTTGATGACAAGTTCATAACAACTCCAGAATTACCAAGTCCAAATTCAATTAAAGTAGTTACTCATATACATAAGCTGTATGAGGAAAGACTTAACCTAAGCTCAAACCCATTAGCTGGTGAGCAAATTAAAACCAAATCTAGTTTAGCTGACTTTGAAGATGAGATATTAGATTACCTAGAGGAAATCAATCTACATCAAAAAGTAAGCAAAGAAAAAAGAGCACTCAAAATTATTGAACCAAAATCAATTGACTATTTTGAACATCTAAAGAACAGTAAAGACAAAACCATAATAGATTCAGAAGTACTTGCTAAATGTGTTGATGCTATAGAAATCATCAGACAAGATAAAGGCATTATGGATCTGTTGGGACAAGGAGAGGAAAGTGAAGATAAAGCAGTGTTCAATGAATTAGAAATTATAGAGGAGGAAATTATTCTTAAGGGAATAGTTGATAACGTTGTAATTGATAAGAAGAATAAAGAGATAGTCATAAATGATTTCAAGACTACAAGTAAAACTCTTAGTGACTTTGAGAACACAGTTGAATTCTATAACTATAATCTCCAAGCAGCTATTTATGAAATACTTGTTAGTACTTGGTGTTCTGAATTAATTGAAGATTCAGAAGAATATTCAGTTAAGTTTAATTTTATTGTGTTTGATAAGTACAATTACTTGTATGCTTTTCCAGTGACAGAAGAAACAATGGTCAGATGGAGAGAGGATTTAAGTAAAGCTTTGGAGAAAGCTATGTATCATATTAAGAACAAGAATTATAATTTACCGTATGAGTATATAACAGGTTTAGTCAAACTCTAAACTTGAAATTACATGATACAAATTAAATCTTTATATAAAGACTATGTTCAAAAGAGTAGATTATTTTTATATCCTACTCTTGGGATTCCTCGTGGTGTAAGTGTTACTCCTATTCAAACATATATGGAATGGGAGGGACTCTACACTGTTAAAGATTGTAAATTAATTGCTGTATATCATCTAAGGAATGATCCAACATTTAAACATTTTGAAAGCAAAAAGCTTTTAGATAATTTTAGATTTGATGATTTCATTCAACTAGAGGATAATAAAGGAGCATATGTATTTGATTTTACAGATACTAAGTCAAACTATGATAAAATAGTAAAGGGGGAATATTCAAAATTAGAACCTCGCTATAAGTACTCAGTGCTTGACTTCTTTAAAAATCATCGTGCTCATCATGCATATATTGAGAGTTATTTATATCCAGAGAAATACTTTACAATGTACTCTGATTTATTAAATGTAGATACTAAGTTGCTACATGAGGTTGGAGAGCTCTGCTCAAAGCCTAATTTTACAGATGAATCAAATGAGATGACAACTGAAGTATTGTCTGCAGAAATAAAAATTATGAATTCTGATACTATTAACTTAAATTTACCAGATAAACCAACTAAATAATTATGGCAGAATACGGTAAAAATATGCGTCTATATACCTCTTATTGGGGAGAAAGTAAAACTTTTAAGCTTATGCCTGTGGTAGAAAGCTGTCCCTATGTAGAAGCTATATATGATCCTCTAACAGATATGCTAGTTGTTATTAGCAAAAATCAAAAGCAAAATCTACAACTAGTACCTAGGTTAGATGAGAACGGTAATAAAGTAAAATCAACCAAGCCAAAGCAAAACAACATTCCCTACAAGGAGCAAAGAGTTACCATGGATGTTCTCCAAGAACACTACTTAATTGATAGAGAAGAACAAGAGAATTTTCTTATGAAGTTTGCTGTAAACATGGACAGTTATGACTATGAGCAGTTCTTTAAAAAAGATGAAGCAGAACTTGTTATTCCAGAAGCAACTCCACTTGTAGACGATAAAGGTGTTCCTTTGAAGCCCATTACTTCAAAGTAACCGTCTAGCACATAGAAGGAGAGTTTAGCATAAGCTCTCCTTTTTTTGGCTTTAAACATTATTAATATGAATCATTGGGTATATGATTATGAGACCTTGAAGAATTGTTTCTTAGGTGTCTTTGAACATTATAAGACAGATGAGGTTAAGGTTTTCACAATTTGCAAGTACCGCAATGATTCAGAAGACCTGATTGATTTCTTCAAGCAGAATATACAGTTTAATGAATGGCACATAGGTTTCAACTGTATCTCTTTTGATGCTCAAATAACTCAGTATATTATAAAGAATGCTGATGGGTTATTAGAGTTAGATGCAGAAGAAGCTGCAAATGCTATATATGGAAAAGCTCAGGATTGTATAGATAGACAAGACAAAAAAGAGTGGCAAGAGTACACTGAAAGACAAATAAGAATAAGACAGATAGATATATTTAAGCTGAATCACTGGGACAACCCAGCCAAAAGATCCAGCTTAAAGTGGATACAGTTTTCTATGGATTGGTATAATGTACAAGATATGCCTATTCATCATGCTGATGGCATACATTCAATTGATGATTTAAAGATGGTAGCATCTTATTGTAGGAATGATGTCAAGAGTACTAAGGAAATATACAATAGATCAAAACAACAAATAAAACTTAGATTAGACTTAACCAAAGAGTATAGGATAAATTTAAACAGTGCTTCTGAGCCCAGGATATCAAAGGAAATATTTATGTATTTCTTATGCAAGGCTACAGGTGCAAAGAAGGGTTATATTAAAAATCTTAGGACATATAGACAGGAGATAGTTTGTAAAGACTTGCTTCTAGACTACATAAGTTTTGATAAAAATCTAACTCAGTTCAATGAGCTAAAAGAACTGTTTAATAATCTTGTAATTTACAATGGTGAGACTAAGGGTAGTTTTAAGCACTCTATAAAATATAGAGGTGTTAAAACAGATTTTGGTCTTGGTGGTGTACATGGAGCAAAGAGAGGTATATATGAGTCAGGTAATGGTATGATTATTATGTCATCAGATGTTACTAGCTTTTATCCAAACCTTGCTATTCAAAATAAATGGTCTCCAGCACACTTGCCAAAAGATATATTTTGTGAGCAGTATGAATGGTTCTTCAAAGAAAGAAAGAAGATACCTAAATCTGATCCTAGAAACTATGTATATAAGATTATACTGAATGCAACTTATGGTTTAAGTAATGAGGAGAATAGCTTTCTCTATGATCCAGAATTAACAATGCGTATAACTATCAATGGTCAGCTAAGTCTTATGATGTTATATGCTATGCTTCTAGAAAATGTACCAGGTGCAATTCCAATCATGCAGAATACAGATGGTCTAGAAACAATGATTCCTGAAAATCAGCAGGAAAAATATCTAGACATATGTAAGGAGTGGGAGGACTTAACCAATCTAAATCTAGAACATGACACCTATCTAAAGATGATCGTGCCTGATGTAAATAATTACATAGCACTTCATAATTACAAAGAGATATCTCTTGATGAATATGAAAAATTATCTAAAGATGGAGTAAGTATTGTTAAGAAAGAAGATGGTAAAGCTTATCACGCTAAGACTAAATGCAAAGGTAGATTTGAATTTCCAAAAGCTCTTCATAAAAACAAAAGCTATCAGGTAGTTTCAAAAGCTCTTTATCATTATTTTCTAAATGGTGTTGAACCAGAGGACTACATAAAGAGTAATAGGAACATATTTGAATATTGTGCAGGTGTTAGAATAAAAGGCAATTGGCAGTTCAAGCAGACATGTGTTATTAATGGAGATGTGACCAGTGAGGATATGCAAAAGACAATCAGGTATTATGTATCCAAACAAGGTTGTAAGATTATTAAAGAAAATAAATCAGATAAACGTGTAATTCAAGTAGAAGCAGGAAGATGGCTACAAACTGTTTATAATGAGCATGTAGACATTCCGTGGGATGAGTATGATATAGATGAAAGATTCTACATTGAAAAGATTAACAAAGAAATAAAAGCTCTCGTTCCAGAGAAGTTTGACTTACAAATCAAAATGTTTTAATATGATAACAAGAAGAACAGATTTCACAACAACTAAGAGTGTGTTGTTGAATCAACCGTTGCCACTAGCAACGGAAACTTATGCAGTTATTTCTAACCAGTTCATTATGAATAAGTTAGAAAAGCTGTTTAAAAATAATAACTTTGAAATAAAGAGAGAGTTATATGCTGCTTATAATAACAATGATGTGGCTATAGGTAAGTATATAATCCAACACAGTGGAGATGAAGACATGTCAATGCTATTCTATTTTGTAAACTCTTATGATAAGACAAACAGATTTAGATGTGGTATTGGTGCTATTGTCAATGAGAATGATGCAGTAATAGTAAGTGATTCAGCAAACTATAGCAGGATCCATAAGGGTACAGCATTAGAAGATGCTGAATCTTGTATGGTGTCTCAAATTACTGCAGCTGGTAATGCATTCAATGCTCTTGTAAAGCACAAAGAAGCAATGAAGACTATTGAGTTTACAGATGAACAGTTTTATGCTCTAGTTTCTGAGTTATACTTTAAAGATTTGATTTCAATCAGACAAGTATCAACTATTAAACAAGAGTTTAAAACCCCATCTTATGCATATGTAACAGGTGAGAAAAATCTATGGACGTTGTATAACCACATCCAGGTAGCACTTAAGAAAACACATGCTAAAGATTCTATTGCTAACTCAAGACTTGTTCATTACTATGTTTGTAACAAGTACAAGATACTTACACACCCAATAGTTCTTGGAATACAAACTCCTCAGACTCAACAAGTTGAGACAGAAGAAAACTTTGTAGATCCAAATCAAACAAATCTTTTAGATGAAATAGAACATCTTGAAACAACTCAAGAAGATCTAGATCAGCAAATAGAAGAAACAATTGGAAAGACTGTAGAGGAAACAATATCTGAAACTGCATCTCTTGTAAGAGAAATGTTAGATGATGATATGAGCTCTTGTCCAGATGAGGAAGATGAGCCTGATGAAGGTAACACAAGAATCATTGAGGAGATGCAAGCTGATGAAGAAGCTGATATGATCAAGAATGAAGAGATCATAGAGGAGAGAGAAGAAGAGGATCAAGTAACTAGTTTCTTAGATGAATCTGAAGTTTTAATAGATGAAACAACAGATGAAGAAGATAGAGTTACTGAAGCTACTAGTGAAGAAGAAACACTAGAGCAGAAAATAGCTAATGTTTTAGAAGATGTATATGAGATAGATTCAGAGGGATTTGAATATGAGGAGAAAGATGATGAATATATAGTTACTACTGCAGGTGGTGACACTCTGTACTTTGATAAAGCAGATTTTGTAGAATAGTAGAAGGGGGAGCAATCCCCCAACTACATAATAATTGTAAATATGAATAAGTATCTAACAGGCAAGCTAAATGGTAAGGAAATACATATAACATATGTATCTGGGGATTTAAAGTGGGTCCTAGCAACCTATGATACTGAAAATCACAGAGGCTTATTTAAACTAAATGCTAGTGATCTAAACATGGAAGCTAGCAAATTAGAAAAGCTTGTCGATAAATATGAATAAATTAAAGGGGGTTTTATACCCCCCTTTTTTTTTACTTGGCTTTAGACATAGCCTGAGCAGTAGTGATGCCTTTCATACCCTTGGCAGGATCTAAGCTACTACCAGTTAGACCAAGCATTCTACCAAACTGAGCCCATACTTTATTACCCCCTTCTTGTTGCCAAGCATAAGGACCTACTGTTCTTTTATAGTAAGACTTAGTACCGCCAGTTGCTATATCATAAGAGTTTTCAATAATCTGTTTATAACTCATAACTGTTGGACCAAATACAATTGACTTCAAATCTAACATGCTAGTTAGTGAGCTTAATCCCATACTTGGTAAAGGAATGAATTGTTCGTTCTCAGTTCTTATATTATACAGTAATAGTAGAGAATGATTCTCAAGCCAGCCTCCAATATTAAATGGTCTATCCATATCTGCATTAGTCATAAAGAATGGTAGAGCCCCACTCTTTTCTCTAAGCTTAGCAAATCTTTCTTCATCATCAGGATCCCACCCAAGCAACGCACTCATAAGAATTGGTAATGATATAAGCATTCCTACTTCAGTTATAACTTTTAGAGCAGCAGATTTTTCTTCTGCATTCATATATGGCAAGTTAGCACCTAATTTAGATACTGTTTCTCCTGCTGTTTTTAGGAACTGAACATAGTATCCCATTTGTACATCACCCATTCCAGGATTAAGTCTTGGTTTTGGATCCCAGATGCTACCAGAAAAGCCATACCTGTTAACCATCATACTAGTAAAGTATCTTCTCAAGTAAGATAAGAATCTAAAAGCTAGATATCTTTGTGCTTCAGGTTGATCAAACTTTGCATAAGTACCCTGCAGATTATTCATAACCTGCTGCATCTTATTCTTGTAGAAGTTAAACTCACTATTCTTAATAGTAATAGTCTTAGCCTCATCAATTTTACTCTGATGATAACTCTTGATGTTCTCAATTTTATCCTTTAACAGCTGTTCTTCTTCAGGAGTTTTAGCTGTAGACACATCCACGTTAGCAACCTTCTCATCTCTTTCTTTCTCAATCTTAGCAACCTTTTCATTAATGTTGTCAATTGAATATTTTCTAAAGACCTCATCTACATCTTCCTTTGGGATATTATATTTTTCAGCTATTTGCTCAAAAGTTTCACCATCCTGCATAAGATGTTCAGTTGAAGTATTATTCCATCTAACATCAATGCCTTGCTTTAATACAATTTGTTTATCCTCATTCAACTCCCAAGCATCAACATAGTTCAGTTGTTTCTTTGTACCATCGCTTAAAACCTGGTCAACTTTTTGTCTATACATCATACCACCAAATATTTGCGTGGTTGCTTGAAGTTCTACCCATTTACGTGGAGAGTATAACCAACTAAACTCAGCAGTATCTTTTAAAACAGTTCTAGATAAACCTTCACCAAACTTATCAGCAAATCTGTCCTGAGATGGATCAAAAATTTCCATGATCTGCTGCCTTAAAGATTTGGGCCCTTTTTTATAAAGCTGGTTATTAAAACTTAATTCAGCCATTGTAGTATAAGACCAAGCATTTCCTTTTTGAAATTCAATATGATTATAGTATTTTCCTGCTGATGCTTCAATCATTCCCTGGAATTTTGCACCGTAGGAGTTTTTCAAAGCAGATGGAATGTTTAATGCAAAGAATCCAAAAGATGCTCTACTAAAAAGCTTATTAGCAAAGTTATTTAGAAATACAGAATTAGCACCAGCACCTGTCATTGTCTCACCTTCAAATTCTCTAGCAATAAAATTATCAATAGCTTTCTCCCTCACACTCTTAGTCCCTTTCTTATTCTTAGGTAAGAACTTTAATATGTTTCTATTAAGCCAAGTTTCTTTATTCACTTTAAGTGGATCCTTTATCTGACCAGTTCTTTTAACAACACTTTGTATTGCCTCAGCAGCAGGAGATGCTTTAATCAGAGCTTTTTGTCTTTCAGCAGAAAGCATATATCTCATCATAGAAGTAGTAATATCCGTGGATACATCACCTATGTCTATATCATATAAGCCAGAGATTGGTACACTAGTCTGCTCATTATCAAACATATCTGCTCTAATCAAGTTAAATTCATCTTGATAATTGAATCCGCTTTCAGCATCATCTGCAGTTCTCCTGAAAAAGTCTTTAACACGTTGAGCCCAAATAGTAAGTGCATTAACTCTTTTCTTAGCTCTACCTTTTACAGATGTTGTTTGCCATACCTCAAGATTAGACTTTCTATATCTAGGCATATCAAGATAAAGCCTGCTTCTATAGTTTAATCCTTTTTGGTTTTCTAGATGATGCTCTTTAAGTTTTTCCAGTAACTCAAATAAAGGTTTGTTATTCTCCTTCATTTCATAGTACTTCTCATTTATGTACTTTGTGTTTTCAGGATCTACTTCATCTTTACCTCTAGGTAACCATTGACCTCTATTGTCCACAGTTTCACCTACTACTCTAGGAGTTCTAAACTTAGACTTTAAAACACTTGCATAGTATTTTCTAGCAGGAAGACCCATTACAGTTTCCTCTTCCCCTTTACTATTTACAATTGTATGTGTCTCATAATACTTTTCATCAGATGGTTTAGTTACAGTCCAAGCATATGTTGGTTTATACTCTGTTACTTCTACTCCTTTTCTGCTTCCTTCAACACGTTTAAAAAAAGTTTTAGACATGTGATTTGTGGTAAACCATTTACTGAATTCAGGTGATTGTGATTTTAAATATGCTACAAGACTTTCATTAGTGAGTATAAGATTAACATTAGATTTATTAATACTTGTGTTCTCTCCTAGAACTGCCTGTATCTCACCTAAAGCCTCTTCATTGAATCTAGTTACAAAATTATTAAATGTATCTACATAGTCATCTGTTACAGATGAGCTCATCATTTCTGCAAGCTGATTATAAAGTTTATTGAGAGTATCAATGTCTTCTTTACTCAACTTATCTCCTCTAAGCTCATTTAGTTTAGAGTATTTGATAAAATCATCTGGTCTGGAGTTTTTAAAGTTATTATAACCCATCTCATCAATCATAGATAGAAACTCTCTATAGTCAGCATTCTCTTCTTTAGTAAGACCTGTTATACCTTTTTGTCCAGATTTTATTTTCTCAATCTCATCCTGAAGATCTTTTATACCCTGTAAAGCACCTTCATCTAATTGATTACCTCTAGGTTGACCATTCTCATCTTTAAATCCAGCCGTGAGATCAAAAATTTTTTTCCATCTTTCTGATATATCTAAATCAGCCTTTGCTCTAGAACCAAGCTTAGACATTATAAAAGCAATGTTATCCAGTATAACCTTTCTTTGCTCAAACCATTCTGGCTTAATCTTAGTTACTATATTCTTGTCAATCCAAGCAGACCTAAGAGTATTGTAATAATCTTCAGTTGTAGGATTATCAGGTGTAATACCTCTATCAATTAGAGATATTTCATATGCATGCAGAGAGTTTTCAAAAACATCTTTTCTTAGTTTTTGATCATACATACCTTTAGTAAGCTCATTGTATTCTTTAATACGTAAAGCAATAGATTTATCAAATATCCCTTGCTCAGGTATATCAACTTTAGGTTGACCATTTAAATAGTACAATGATGAAAGCTGTCTGTATTCTCTCCAGAGCATATCCAGACGTTGCTCTTTTTCTAAATCTTCACCAATTTCAACATCATCAACTATTGAGTTGATTTGCTCCATTATAGTCTTTCTTCTATATGCAGCTTCAATACCAATTTCATCTTTTTCAAAAAGTTCCTGCCTCTTGTAGTAATCAGCAGTAAACTCATCATGCATGTATTTTCTTTTGAAATCATTAAAGTCTGCAATAGCTCTAATCATTTCTTTCCTAGATTTTTCAGTTCCTTGGTCAGAATGATTAACAGTAGCTTTTTCTACAGCATCAGCAAGAACATCATAATCATATCTCCAATTCTTATGAGGGTTGAGGAAAGTAAGAACTTCTTT